GCACTGTCTGCATCTGTTGCTAAGATGACACCTGGACAGTTCCTCCAAAAGATAAATAAAAAAGACAAGGACGCTAAGTAAAATGAATCTCCAAGACTTACCAGATATGTCTGAGGCACTCAGGCAGGTTTATGAGAAAAAGAAACTTGATCCCGTTGGTAAGGAAGACGGGGACATTGACAATGATGGGGACAAGGATTCTTCCGATTCCTATCTGCTGAATCGTCGTAAGACCGTCACCAAAGCGATGGGTAAGAAGACCCACATTTGTGCTAAGATGGTTAAGAAGGAAGGTAAGACCTATGAAACCATTCCTGAACAGCACACCATGCTGGAAGATGGCACCGTCACCCACTACGATATTACTGACGGTAGATACATCTATGAGAACGTCCCTGTAGAAGATCTTGAGATCGTAATTGCTGAAGCGCATGAGCACTTTGACAACTACGAGAAGAATGCCGAAGTCCTAGGAGAAGGTAAGAAGGAACTTCCTAAGAATAAGATGTTCCGTAAAGCGGGAAATCTTTCTCGTGATGCTATCAGCACACCTATTCCTCCTGAAAAGCGTCAAAAAGCACATGAGCGTTCTGGCAAAATTATTAAAGTTTTGAACAGAGCAAACGAAGAGGTTGAAGAAGTTGAAGAGGGTATGGAGGCAGCGCGTGATAACGTCGGTGCATCTACTTGCTGGGATGGATATGAAGCCAAGGGCACTAAGAAGAAGGATGGCAAGGAAGTCCCCAACTGTGTTAAAAAAGAAGATCTGATCGCTCTGTCTGATGAAGAACTGGAACTGATCGGTGAAGAGATTGATGCTCTGACTGATGAGGAACTGGTTGACTTCATGGAAGAGATCATCCTTGAGATGGTTGAAGAGGGTGATGATTTTGAGGAACTGGTTGAGCACATCATTGAAGATGAGTTTGAGTTTGTTCTGGTTGAAGATCTTGAGCAGCGTAAGGTCATTGGACTGAAGCGTAAACTTGCAGGTGCTAAGGCAGATGACCGTAAGGCATCCGCTGCTAAGCAACGTGCTGAGATCAAGGGTCGTAAAGATAGAATGGGTGCCGCTGCAAAAGCTGCAGGTGGTCGCCTGAAGGATGCTGTTAAGTCTGGTGCTAAGAAGGTCGCTCAAGCTGCTGGCAAGGTAGCAGGTGAGTTCTCCGCCTCTAAGGATAAGCAGAAGGCAAAAGCAATGGCTCGTAAGGACGACGCTCCTAAGAACGACGCTCCTAAGAAGTCATCTGGCGTACAGGCACCTGTCTCTGACAAGGGTCGCGCCGAAAGAGATGCTGGTTCTGAGGCACGTCAACGTCTCATGTCCAAAGATTCCGACAGCGGTTCTACCCGTAAGGCTGTTGGTAGTGCTCTCAAAAAAGTTGGCAGTGTAGTTAAGAAGGGTCTTAAGAAGGTTGTTGGTAAGACTGCTCGTGTAGTATCTAAGGGTAGTGACAAACTTGCCAAGCGCCTTGGTGAAGACTATGATCAGATTGCAGATCTCTGGGAGTCTGGTCTCTTCTCTATTCAAGAGATTGAGAACATTGTAGAACGCTACAAGGGTAAGCATGGTCAGTCCGACAAAGAGTATGCTGACTCTCGCTCTTCTGGTGGCAAGATGGTCTCTGGTGACTCTAAGCAATCTGGTGCTGAATACACCCATGGTCGCAGAGTCAAGGCAGCAAACCCTGGTATGCAACCTGACGTAGGTGGTAAGACCAAGCCTAAGTCTCAGGGTAGAATGGATCGTGGCACTCGTGCCGACCTTGAATACCGTAAGGCAAACCTTAAAAAGAAAGACTGATGCTAAGTTTTAACGATTATCTGGAAGAGAAAAAATCTTTGGTAAAGGTCAACCCTCGTAAGGAAGACCTTTACGAAAAAGATTGCGGTTGTGATGACAAACCCAGTAAGTCGGTCTGTAAGGGCTGCATGGGTTCTGGTCAGAAGGGTGGTGAAGAATGCACTCATTGTGAGGGCAAAGGTTACCACATGGATGAAGGTGCCCCCGAGGGTGTCAGCGAAGCCAAAAAGAAGGATGACTCTTATCTGGAAACAGATTTTAAGAAGCGCCAAAAGAATAATGAAAAGGCTCGCAAAGACATGGAAAAGATGGGCACTTCTATGAAGAACCCGCATTTTGAATCAACTAATCAGGAGGAACACGCCTATGTCAGTACAGAAGAGAGCGCAGAAGAAGTCCAAAAAGGGGACATTTCCGAAGACGCCCTCAACGTACTTAAGGACATCTTAGTAGAGACTGCCTTTGATCTGTATACAGAGGCACGTCGCGGTCCTGCCGCTCCTGGAAAGGAAGACCGTGCCGCTAAGGCAAAGGCATCACTTGCCGCTGTTAAGAAGCGTCAATCTGCATTAGATGCACACGAGAAGAAGACGGGTAAAAAACTTGACATCGGGAAATCTCCCGAAGGAAAGGCACATGCCAAAAACTTCCCTGGTTCCCGTCAAGATAAAAAGGTAAAGGGTAAAAAGGAGACTCCTTCTGAAACACAAAACAGAAGAATCATGAAATCAAACCAGCGCATTGTTAAGCATGGTTATACTTCCAAAGAGAAAAAGGAAGTGCAGTCAATGGCTAAACATGCATCGCGTTACGATTGAGCCTATATATGGTAGTCCCGTTTATTAGAGGCTACCATGGTATCCTTTTTACTTCCATTTGCATATAAAATTGTTGATGCTGCTGTAGCAAAGATTCCTGACGATGCAGAACTCGGTGAAAAACTGATTGATCTCTGTCTTCTCATCATTGGTAAGGCGGTTAAGATGACTAACACCACTGCCGATGACAGACTCTTTGAAAAAGTAAAAGCAGCACTGCAATCCCGCTAATCCTGAGACCTCCTCGGAGGTCTTTTTTTATAAATACTATTACGGATAATTTTCGGAGAGCACAACAATGTCCCTATACGGAAGAGTTGACTCTGCCGCCAACCAGACCGCTGTAGGTCTTACTAGAGGTAATGGCGCAGGGTCTGCAACAGAAACTATTGTATTTGTTGACGAGACTGAGGCAGGTCTTGCAGCGAACAAAGGTCGTGGCATCACCGCCCCTGGCTGGTGGGCATATCGCACCTACACCGATGCAGCAGGTAATACTCGCCACAAGGCAGAGCACCTGATGTTCCTCACCAACCCCGAAGCGAACGCAGACGAGACTCTCTCCGATGATACCATCGCAGCAGATGCTCAGGCACTCATCAGCATCTCTAGCGATGTTGCTGATCAGACTTCCAGCAGCGGTGCTGCAACCTTCGCCGTTACCGCAGCAGTTACTCTCAGTGGCACCGTCACCTTCCAGTGGCAGCGTCGTACTAGCAGCACTGGTCGCTGGACCAACGTCTCTGGTGCAACCAGTGCTTCCCTTGCACTCACTGGTCTGACTGCAGACGAAGATGGTTATCAGTATCGCGTCAAGTTGAATTCTGACAACGGCGCACCTGAACTGATCTCTGCCACTGGCACCCTCACTTTCGGTAGCTAATAGCGTATGAAATTTGGTGAACTGAACGACGATAATTATGTAATGTTCGCCATCAAAAATTATGAGAATCCTCACAGTGTTACTCGTGAGGATTTTGATGAAGACATGAAGCGTTTTAAGTACCTCAAGAGATTATTCAAGAGGTACTTACGCGGTGGACCATTAAGGTCACACCTCATCATCAATCATCTGATCGTCTTATATAATGTTTTTGATGACGCCGCTACACCATTACTCTTTTTCCGATTGGAACGAGAGTATTGGCCTCTATTGCGTGCATTCCTTAGATGGTTAAATAGATATCCAGAACACTGGTTAGATGGTCTGGAGGAAGATCCAGACATTGCCGAGGAACTTAGAAGAATATGATTAACGAATCTCCTACAATGAGTGTTGGTACTGGTGGGTTTAGCGGTTCTGCTGCTGCCACTGGACCCGTTGCGGGTTTTGATCCTGTGCTGGACTTCCGTAAGAAGGCATTCAAAAGAATCAAAGATCAACCCTATGTAAGCGAGTATCGTAAACAGAAGGCAAAGAATAAGAAGCAGGTAAAGGAAAGTTATTCTAGACTGTTTCAATATAAAGTAACGATCCCTGAGGTCGGTGAGACTATCATCTATGCAAGTTCTCCTGCAGAACTGAGACAGAAGATGCGTATGCTTATCAATCCTCGCTACAGGGGCGACATTGATATTGAGAGAGTATTCCCTGGAGAGGCAGCAAAGTTCTACATGGATAAGAGAATGAAGGCAATGAGAAACATTCCTGAGGCTATGGAAGATCCTGCTGCCGAAAATGCTAAGAAGCAGGAACAGCAAAATAAAAAACAACTTGCTCAAAAACAAGTTCAACAAAAGATCGCTGCAGAGAAGAAGAAGATCGCCCTGAAAAAACAGGAGATGCAGCGTGCATTGCAGGTTAAGATTGCTGCCATGAAGCGTGGTGCCTCTGGTGGTATGGGTCCTCAATCTGCTACCGAAGAGTTTTCAGCGACTGGTAATCTTGGAAAGATTAAGCACTGTGCAGAGAATGGGTGCGCTGGCGCTATCAAGTTTCTTAATGGCGAAGAGTTTGAAGTAACTCCCGACGTTGCTAAGAATGTAATGAAAGCGTATAAGTCTCTGGGACAGAGACAGAACCAGGCGAAGTTTAGTAACGCATGTCACGAGAGTCCTGACTCATTCAATCGTGTACTACGTTTCTGTTCTCCTGGAGAATGATGGCATTTGGTCTCGGTAAACTGGCAGTATTAGAATCTAAACTTGACATCTACGAGGATCTATCCAAAGAGATGTTGGACAAGTTGGAACGTGCTGTTGCTACTATATCTGACAACAGTAATAAGATTGCTATTATTTTGGAGAGACATGAAAGTCGTCTCGCTGAGAGTGAGAGGGCAGATCAACTCATTATCAAAATGATTGAAGAGTTGAAACTAGAGATTGCCGACATTGACAAGGGCGTGAAACTAAAGTTTCATGACCAAAATAAAAAGATTGAAGAGAATCAAAGGTGGATCTGGATGGCAGGTGCGGTCCTGACCACTGCAGTAACAATCCTACAGATCCTTCCGAACATCGGAATGACGTTGACACCCACTTCTAAGAATGCTAGAGTGGATGCAACGCCAGGTGTTCATGCATTACATAGAGAGCAAGTACGTCAATCTCCTGTCGGGTAGACTGGATAAATTTACCCGTAAGAAGGAAGGTCTCTGGAACTTCAGATGCCCATACTGCGGAGACTCTAAGAAGTATAAGAACAAGGCACGAGGATTCTTTATCCGTGTGAAGACGGATGTTGTATTTAAGTGTCATAACTGTGGCGTAGGAAGATCATTCTCAAACTTCCTTAAAGATCAGGCGGCAGACCTTCATGACGAGTATGTCATGGAACGATACAAGGAGGGTCTGACTGGACAGGGACGTTATATCAAGACTCCAGATCTTGATTTCAAAACTAAACCCATAAAACGAGTCAAAGTACCTAAGGGTCTGACCAAGTGTTCTGAACTAAATAGTGATCACCCAGCATTGGGTTACCTTCTAGGTCGTGGAATTCCTGAGAAGTTTTTCAATAGACTTTTTTATGTTGAAGAGTTCCAGAAGTGGGTAAACGAACAGCAACCCACATATTCAAATACCAAATATGAACATCCTCGTATCATCATTCCTTTGATTCAGGATGGACAGTGGACAGGATTTCAAGGACGATCCTTGAATCCAAACGACAAAATGCGATACATCACTATCATTTTGGATGATAGTAAACCCAAGATCTACGGTCTAGATTGTACCACCAAAGATAAAGTAACTCACATCACTGAGGGACCTATTGATAGTCTCTTCCTGGACAATGCGGTAGCAATGGTAGGAGCAGACATTGATTGGTCGTTTGCTGATGAGAGAGATGTTGTCTTTGTTTATGATAACGAACCTAGAAACGCTGAGATTATCAAGCGTATGGAAAAGGTTATAGATAGAGGACACAAAATTGTTATCTGGCCAGATTCAATTGTTGAAAAAGACCTAAACGACATGGTTAACTCTGGACACGATGTCCAAAATCTGGTAGAATCTAACACTTATAGTGGTCTCTCGGCAACACTTACACTAAACAATTGGAAGCGAGTATGAGCAACGGTTTCACAGTTAAAAAACGAGATGGATCTGTAGAGAAGATCAATCTTGACAAGGTACATACTATGGTTGAACATGCCTGCCGTGGTCTGGCAGGTGTTTCTGAGTCTCAGGTAGAGATGAATGCCAATCTTCAATTTTTTGATGGCATTGAGACTAAAGATATTCAGGAGATTTTGATTCGTTCTGCCAACGATCTCATCTCACTTGAGAATCCTAACTATCAATTCGTTGCTGCTCGTCTGCTTCTCTTCGGTCTCCGTAAGAGCGTGTACGGCGAGCATCCTGACTCCCGACCAGATCTATATACTCACCTTATCCAAGGCACTCAGAAAGGCATCTACGATCCTATGCTGCAGTCCTACTATTCTGCTGATGAGTGGGGTCAGATGGATCGTTTCATGGATCAGGAACGTGACTATATCTTTACATACGCTGGTCTTCGTCAAGTTGTAGATAAATATCTTGTACAGGATCGTAGCACTGGGGAGGTGTATGAAACCCCTCAGTACATGTACATGCTGATCGCGGCGACCCTGTTTAAGGATTATCAGAAGGACCGCCTTTCCTATGTCAAACGATACTACGACGCAATCAGCAAACACCAAATCAACATTCCCACACCTGTCATGGCAGGAGTGCGAACTCCACTTCGGCAGTTTGCAAGCTGTGTTCTGGTTGATGTTGATGACTCCCTCAATAGTATCTTTACTTCTGATATGGCGATTGGCCGATATGTCGCTCAACGCGCAGGAATCGGTATCAACGCAGGTCGCATCCGTGGCATCAACAGTAAGATCCGAGGCGGAGAGGTTCAACACACAGGTGTGGTCCCCTTCCTCAAAAAGTTTGAGTCAACTGTCAGATGCTGTACACAAAACGGGATCCGAGGTGGGTCAGCTACTGTCCACTTTCCTATCTGGCACCAAGAGATAGAAGATATTATTGTTCTTAAGAACAACAAAGGCACAGAGGACAACCGCGTACGCAAACTTGACTACTCAATCCAGATTTCAAAACTTTTCTACGAACGTTTCATTGCAGATGGAGAGATTAGCCTCTTCTCACCGCATGACACGCCAGGTCTCTATGATGCTTTTGGCACTGATTCTTTTGACGAGTTATATGTACGTTACGAACGAGATGAGTCTGTTCCTCGCAAAACTATCCGCGCTCAAGAACTCTTCCTTGACCTCCTGAAGGAACGTGCAGAGACAGGTCGTCTCTACATCATGAACATTGATCATTGCAACAGTCACTCCTCGTTCAATGACAAGGTGAACATGTCTAATCTCTGCCAAGAGATTACACTTCCCACCGACCCCCTGGACCATATTGATGGTGAGGGTGAGATTGCCCTGTGTATTCTGTCTGCTATTAACATTGGCAAACTGAAGAACCTGGATGATCTTGAGAATCTTTGTGATCTCGCTGTCCGTGGTCTGGAAGAACTGATTGATTATCAGGAGTATCCTGTTGCCGCTGCCGAGAAGAGCACCTTGGCACGTCGCTCCCTGGGTATTGGTTACATCGGTCTGGCACATTACCTGGCACGTCATGGTGAACACTATGATGATCCGACTGCCTGGAAACTAGTTCATGAACTGACTGAAGCATTCCAGTATTATCTTCTCACGGCATCCAATAATCTTGCCATTGAGAAAGGTCCTTGCGAATACTTCAATCGTACCAAGTATTCTCAGGGTATTCTGCCTATTGATACATACAAAAAGGATGTTGATGCCATTGTGGCAAATGAACTGAAGTATGACTGGGATACTCTACGGTTTGCTATTCAAAAAGCAGGTCTCCGACACAGCACACTGTCCGCACAGATGCCTTCTGAGAGCAGTTCCGTTGTGTCAAATGCCACAAACGGAATTGAACCCCCTAGAGACTACCTGTCCATTAAGAAGTCCAAAAAAGGACCTCTTAAGCAGATTGTTCCACAGTATAATAGCCTGAAGAACAACTACACGTTGCTCTGGGAGATGAAGGATAACAGCGGTTACATCAACGTCGTCGCTGTCATGCAAAAATTCTTTGACCAGGCGATCAGTGGTAACTGGTCGTACAATCCAGAGAATTATCCTAACAATGAAGTGCCAGTCTCTGTGATGGCAAAAGATCTTCTCACTACATTCAAACTTGGTTGGAAGACCTCATACTACCAAAATACATACGACAATAAAAAGGATGGTGATGATTCTGTGAAAGATAATGTAGAAGATTTGATTAACGATCTACTCAACACGGAGGAAGAAGACTGTGACAGTTGCAAGGTCTGAGGTTAAAGGAATGACAGTATTTAATAAGAACAAAGTGGACACCAAAAAGCAACCTATGTTTTTTGGTGCCCCTCTGGGGGTTCAGAGATACGACTCTTACAAGTATCCTGTATTTGATAAACTCACTCAGCAGCAACTGGGTTATTTTTGGAGACCTGAAGAAGTCTCTCTACAGAAGGATCGCAGTGATTACCAAACACTTACGCCAGAACAAAAGCACATTTTTACCAGCAATCTTAAGTACCAGATCATGCTGGATTCTGTACAAGGGCGTGGTCCTGGGATGGCTTTTATCCCTTACTGCTCACTCCCTGAACTAGAAGCATGTATGACTGTGTGGGAGTTTATGGAGATGATCCACTCCCGTTCATACACTTACATCATTAAGAACGTCTACTCTGATCCTAGCGAAGTGTTTGACACTATCCTGGATGACGAGAAGGTCATGTCTCGTGCAGCATCTGTCACCGAGTCTTACGATAGTTTCATCCAACATGCTCATGAGTATGACAACGGAACTATGTGGGAACTTGCCAGAGAAGGTCACTATGCTGGTCAGTTTGATCGCCGTGAACTCAAACGTAAACTCTATCGCGCTGTTGCCAATGTCAATATTCTGGAAGGAATTCGTTTCTACGTCTCTTTTGCTTGCAGCTTTGGTTTTGGTGAACTCAAACTCATGGAAGGATCTGCAAAGATCTTATCCCTCATCGCCCGTGATGAGAATCAACACTTGGTAATCACCCAGAACATTTTGAACAAGTGGCGTGATGGTGATGATCCTGAGATGAAGGAGATCGCTAAGGAAGAGGAAAACTTTGTCATTGATATGTTCCGTCGCACCGTTGATGAAGAGAAGATGTGGGCAGACTATCTGTTTAAGAACGGTTCTATGATCGGTTTGAACGAGCGTCTGCTGGGTATGTACGTTGAGTGGATTGCTAACCGTCGTATGAAGGCGATTGGTATCAAACCCATCTATGATATCCCCGCTAAGAACAATCCTCTACCCTGGACTGAGCACTGGTTGAACTCTAAGGGTCAACAGAATGCTCCCCAGGAGACTGAGATTGAATCTTATGTCATCGGTGGTATCAAACAGGACGTTGAGTCCAATACTTTTGCTGGGTTCTCTCTGTGAGTACCTTATTTGTTATCGCATTTGTGGTGCTCCTCTGTGGCACCATGCATGTGACTTGGCCTGGGAGGTATAGATCTTGATTCAAACTTACAATTGTGAATTGTCTGTCGTTAAAGGCATGGCAAAACTCTACCATGATGTTGAAGCAACAGGTAAAGCAATCCGTCCTGGTACGGTAGGTCAAAATAAAGTCCGTGAGGATTATAAAAAATGCATGGACTTGTTCTTTAATGAAATTCCTGATTCTGGAGTTGTCTACACTCCTGCATATAAAGATCTAGATTATCTTGATCATCTATTCACTTGTATCCGAGATTATAGTGATAAGTATTTGTTCAATCAACCGCTAGAGTTCTTTAGTTCCCCTAAGTTTCAATACTATAAACCTGGCGAAGCATTTTATGCTGAGCACTTTGATGCACTGGGACCAGAACAGGGGCGAGTGGTTGCATTTATCACCTATCTAAATACAGTTACTGATGGTGGTGGAACTTATTTTGTCCACCAGGACTATACTGTAGATGCAGTTCAGGGAAAGACTGTACTATTCCCAGCGGGTTACACCCACCTTCATAAGGGAGTTGTATCTCCCACACAGGAAAAACTAATTATTACAGGTTGGTTTAAGTGGAAATGAAACAGAACAAACCATTAGACGAAGAATTCAAACGTCAGGCAGAGGATAAATTTGATCAATATCTCTCTGAGTTTGATGAAGGACCCCTCATGAACGAAGGACTCATGTATCTCTGGGAGCAGGGTAAGAAAAAACCTGTAACAGATGATACAGAAGAGCAGCTTGATAAATAATACAGACAGTGCTATACTGTCATTACGTTCATCCATTCGCTGTTTGCGAATAGCGAATAGGACGCAAGTAAGTCGCGGAACGGAGCCGTTCATCCTATGTTATCAACGTTAACTGTGCTTTTTATGCATGTCCCTAAGGACATGTATCTCAAGTGCGAAGACTATCACTGGTTAAAGCAGGGTATTCAAGAGACAACTCTTTTTACACCTGCCGAGAAGTTTCAAATCATTACCAAATGGATTGAGCATACCGAACCATCGTGTTTTGATAACGAGGACGCAAACGACTGAAGGAACGGGGCTAATAATCCCTAGTATTTCAGGAGTCAATCAAATGAACACCCTTCAAATGATTCGTCAACAGATCCAAAAGGCATCTGCAATTCATGATGCTCAAATCTCTCACACTGCTTATCGTGGTGTTGAGTATGAGACTTGTGGACACGAACCTAAAGAGACCCACGGTACATTTTGTTATCGCGGACATACTTATAACAAGTGATATTATGTCTTAATATCAAAACAAAGGACCCTTCGGGGTCCTTTTTTGCTATGCTAAATAAGTACAAATGCATAGGAGAGTCATGAAGATTTTTCTGGACTGCTCTGACGCTGAGCAAATTGCTCACCTATATGAGACTGGCTTAATAGATGGGGTGACCACTAACCCTACACTGATGAAAAAAGCTGGACGAGACCCTGTACAAGTCATAAAAGAGATCTCTGAAATCTTCCCTTGGAACGCTTCTATCTCTGCAGAGGTAGTTGGTGATACTGAAGATGAGATGCTAGAAATGGCAGACGAATATCTGGATCTTGGTCCTAACATCACAATCAAAGTTCCATGCACATTTGAAGGGCTTAAAGTATGTAAGGAGTTACATGCTAATGAAGTACCTGTTAACGTAACTCTAGTTTTCACAACAGCACAGGCAATACTTGCTGCCAAAGCAGGTGCAACTTATGTGTCACCTTTTGTTGGTCGTGTTTATGATCAACACTGGAATGGCATTTACCTCATTGAGGAGATTTCAGATGTATTTGCAACACACCAAGTAGAAACCAAAGTTCTAGCAGCATCAATAAGAGAGGCACGTCAAGTATCAGATTGTTTTAGAGTAGGTGCCGACGTTTGTACGCTTCCAGTTCCTGTATTTTATAACCTTTATCGTCATATGCTGACAGATATCGGGTTAGAAACCTTCAACAAGGACTGGGGGAGCATAAAATAATGTCAAGAGGTAGACTTAATAAAATTGACATTGAGTCAAAGGTATACAAACTAAAGACTAGACTTTATCGCAATGAACTAATGAATGATAAGTCTGCTACCTACAAAGATGGTGCCCACCATGCTTTCAATCTTATCCTTGATCTTTTAGATGAGTATCACTCCTGACGATTTAGATCTTCTATATCAAAGAGTACGTCAAAAGAGAATAGATGAGTTATTTGAGGAACCATGCTCTCTCTACGATGACGATGATGATTGGTGGTGGCACTGTCGTTTACGCTACGACTACGATGAGGATCCATGAAATTTTTATTTGCACTACTCGCTACATTTTTCCTTGCTGCTCCCGCATGGGCAGTAGATGTTCAGATGGGTGCCAATGGCAACCTAGTTTTTGAACCAGCAGAGGTCTCTATTGCTGCTGGAGAATCAGTCCACTTTATCAATAACATGCTACCACCACACAACGTAGTGGTAGAGGATCATCCAGAACTATCACACGAAGGTCTCGCTATGTTACCAGGCGAGGACTTTGAGGTTGCGTTCCCAGAGGCAGGAGACTATACTTACTGGTGTGCTCCCCATAAGGGCGCTGGTATGATCGGAACCGTTCATGTCTCATAAGTATGAACCTATGCCTGCCTGGGTTGCCTGGGCAGGTGTAGGATTGATGATGTTTACTATCATCATCTTTGTTATCTTCACACTCTCTGTAATGTATTTCGGATGAACCACGCTGACCACTCAACCTTTGAACACCTTATTCATATGTTT